GTCGCTTCGCTTTGTCACAGAGGCACATCGTCACTTGTCGCCAGTTTGTGAGGCCGGTTGTGCCAGTCAGCCGCAAAGGCGGAGTACCGCCATTGCAGAGTCACACCCAATGAAAGCATGTGCTTCGCAAGATGGCAGTCAGAGCGCTGTGGCGCTGGGTGTGGGTCTCGGCTCGCTGGCGCATCGTGGCTGACATCCCAGTTCGACCGTCTGTGCTCGATCTACAGCTCCGGCAAAGTTACATAACGCCGCACTGTGCAACATGGCTGCCAGTCAGTCGCGGAGCTCCTTTTGTGGCCGCCACCGCTGCGCGCCCTACGGGGTTACACAGCAGGCGTTATGCAAAATTGCCTACGCTGGTTCGGGCTTGTCAGCCGCCTGCACTCCCCAGCCGCTTCGCGTCTTACGTGCAGTCGGCTGTCGCCCTTGTTGTGTGCTGACACCTGGGCATCAGTTAGGCGCTGCGCGCATGGTTCTGGTCAGCGGCTTCGCCGAATATTACGTGTCAGCCCCGCCCACCCACTGGCCTCGCCTGCTTCGCGGCTTCGGCGCGCGGCTGCCCGTCCGCCCCCAAGCCCCGCCCACCCACTGGCCTCGCCTGCTTCGCGGCTTCGGCGCGCGGCTGCCCGTCCGCCCCCAAGGGGCTCCCTGCAGTGCCGCGCTGGGGCAATGAACTATGGCAGGGCTTCGCCCTGCCATAGTTCATTCGAGTGGCTTCTGCGCTTAATTATGGCTTTAAGTGCATAATATATCTATGAGTTGGACCGTTTTTTTTCATGATGATTTTGCCGCCGAATTCGCTAATTTGGCTGAGTCATTACAGGACGAACTGTTGGCGCATGCGTTATTGCTGCGTGACTTTGGTCCTAGCCTGGGGCGTCCAACCGTGGATACGCTGAAGGAGTCGAAGCACCCCAACATGAAGGAATTGCGGTTTGGCTGGGCGGGTGAGGTCTGGCGTGTCGCCTTTGCTTTTGACCCAGAGCGTCAGGCAATTTTGCTGGTTGGGGGCGACAAGGGTGGTGCGGATCAACGGCGGTTTTACAAGCGTCTGATTGCTGTGGCTGATAGTCGGTTTGATGGTCACCTCGCCACATTGAAAGGTTCAAATAAGGAGTATCGCGATGGCAAAAAATCTTGAGCATTTACTGGCTGAACTGCCCAAAGCGCGGCTGGCGACGATTGAAGCACGCGCTGGCAACTTGGCGACCCTCAAGGATTTGCGTCAAGCAGTTGAGCAAACGCAGCAAGATTTGGCTGCCACTTTGGGTGTGGGTCAGGACACTATCTCGCGGCTGGAGAAGCGTAGCGACATGCTGCTGTCCACCTTGCGCCGGTATGTTGAGGCCATGGGTGGCACACTGGAACTGGTGGCACAGTTCCCCAATCGCCCCCCTGTGGTTATTGACCACCTGGCACAAACTGCCGCTCGTCCAAGCGGGCAGGGGGCTGGCTTGACCGCTTGATCCCACTGGTGCCGCCGAAGTTGCCGATGACCACCTGCCACAGTCTGGGCTACTTGGTGTCCCATGGGACACTGGTGGGACACTAGAGGGCAATATTCCACCGCAATTGACCACTGCACTCAACACGACAGTTGTGCTAAGCTCTTGTTTTCGTTGTGGTTATTTGTTGCGGCGATTTGTGGCTTGTTTTCTGGGACCGACTGTTAATCCGTAGGTCCCTGGTTCGAGCCCAGGTCGAGGAGCCAACTTACACCACTATGAACCGTCGGTGTCGGGCTTCTAAGCAAGGCATCTTCTCTGTAGTCAACGATCACGCTGGCATTGCTCACGCTGATCGTCTGCACAAAAGTCCCCAGCAACGCCCGTAGTTGCTTCGGGTCTGGGCAGGCCCGTATCACCCGATGAATCGTCTCCACTGCCAGATGCGGGTCAACGTCCACCAGGCGGTAATCTGGGGCTTGGCGCGTTTCCAGGTCGCTCAGTGCACCGGTCAGTGTGTCCACAGTTGTCCGGTACCGTCCAAGGCGCTCCATCAGGTCCGCCAAGTTAGGGGTTTTTGGGCCAAGTGTTTCGATGGTCTGAAAAATCGTCTCGCGCTTGTCTTCGGCTTCGCGCAATTCCTTCACCAGCGCCTTGCGCCGCAGCGCCCGCTCTTCAGCCCAATGGCCGGCGTTGGCCTTGATGTCGTCCACCACCTTTTGCACCACGGTCGTGGTCAGCACCTTGTCCAGGATCTCGTCCACCATCCACACATCAAACGCCTCGGCCTTCACCGGCTTGAGGCAACAGCGCATCTTGCCGTTTTTGTGCGCCAGACAGGCGTAATAGTTGTAAATCTTCTTGCCGCGCCCGGTGCCGTTGCGGATCTGGAGCTGTTCGCCGCAAATGCCGCACTTCAGCAGGCCCGTGAAGGCAAAACAGCTCTTGGGCGTGCCGCCAATTTCGTGGGGAACTCGGTCTTTCATCATGGCTTGCACCTTTTCAAAATCGTCTTTGGAAACTATCGCCGGATGGCTGGCCACCCGCACCACTTCGCCCGCATCTTTGGCCTCGCGGGTCTTGTTCTTGATCTGATTAAACAGCCGTTCGCCCATGTACGAGGGGTTTTTCAGGATGATGGAAACCGAGTTTTTCCCCCATGCCTTGCCATTGCGCAGCAGCCCGGCCGCATTCATGCGCAGCGCCACAGCCTGCGCGCCCAGGCCCTCATTCAGGGCCAGTGCATACATCATGCGTACGATGGCCGAATCATCCTCATGCACGGCCAACTTCGAGCGCTTGCCAACCCGCTCGATCCGGTACCCAAACGGGGCCCGGCCACCCACAAAAAACCCATCCCGCGAAGCGGTGATCATCGACCGCAACGTGTCGCGCGCCACATTTCGGCTGTAAATCTCGTCCATCATGCCGGTCATCACGCCCAGCATCCACCCCGCGTCGGTGTCAAGGTCGATGTCCTGGTGCACATAGGCCGCTTTGGTGCCCCATTCCAGCAACTGTTTGGCGTTTTTCAGGGCCTCTTCCAGGTTGCGCCCGAAGCGCGACGTGCTCCAGCACACAAAGTGGCTCACTTTATGCGCCGCGCAGTACGCCAGCGCCGCCTGAAAGCCGGGGCGCTTGTCGCTGCGCCCGCTCACGCCGTCATCCCTGAAAACCTCGACCACCTCGGTGCCCAGCGCCTGCGCCTTCACCCGGCATTGCTCAATCTGGCTCTCCATCGACACCCCATCATCCGCCTGACGCTGGGTGCTAACACGGGCATAGATGACGGCGCGCTTCATTCCTGAAATTTACCCCGGCCAGGGGCCATCAAACGCCATATGTGACGATCACTGACTTTTTCACCCAGATCGCGCTGGACCGCGCGCGAGATCTCAGGCTGGCTCATACCCATAGCGGCCATGGCCTCAATAAACCGGTTGCGCTGGTACCGCTTGTACGCAGCCAGGCGCTGCATGCGCAGCTGCAGGCCCGATTCGTTGTCGGTCCAGGTCTCATGCGCCGCGTCCAGGATGCGCCACATCGCCATGAAGTTCTCGAACCCAATCGCGTGCGCCACCTGCAGCATCACCCGAGACACGCCCATGGCATCGAGTTCGTCAAGCATGGCAGCCTCGCGCGCGTCGAATTGCCGCACCGCTGAATCGGCCATTGGCAAAATTTTGCGAAATTTTGCGAAATTTTTTTTAGCCCCGTTGGCGACTTCTGAAGGGGTGCATCCAGAGAGGTACCCACCCCCCCGGGCGGGGCCGGGCGTGCAGGCCTGCCGACCCTCCACCCCAGGCAAGTCAGCCTGCAACCACCCTTGTGCAGCCGTGCCACTGCGCCTATGCCCCATGAAAGCCCCCTGTCTGCCCAATGACAGCCCCGTCATTGACTGCGCTTTCCTGCAGCACACGCAGTACCCCCGTTACGAGTTTGCCCGATATTGCTCCTATTTGGGGAGCGGGCCTATTTCCCCTCGTTCCCGCCGAGGGCTCAAAGACAGGCGCAGCCCCAGAATGGGCTTTGTGTATCAGTCGAGGGATGTTGGGCATCTAGGGTCATCCTTAGGCCATCCTGCATCCATATCATCAGCATAAAATTTCCAGTCTTGTTAGGGCCTGCCCCGACGCGTCAGAAATGGATTCAAAACATGAACGCCAACGACAAAATTATCCTCGAGCAGATTATTGAGCAGGAGCACGCGGAACGCGCAGCGTCCTCACCGAAGTCGGAGTTCTTCGAGATCTTCGTGGCTGAGCAAGTTCTGAAGGACTATGACCTCGGGTACGACGAGATCGAATCTGGAATAGTAGGTGGTGGCAATGATGGTGGCATCGACTCGATTTACGTTCTAGTCAACGGAGAGTTGGCGCAGGAAGACTTTGACATTTCCCCCCTCAAAAAGGGAGTCGTCATCGAGACGGTGATCATCCAGGCCAAGCTATCGGACGGATTTGGCGAGACGGCCGTCGAAAAGCTAACTGCAGCCACCGAGGATATGTTCAACCTCGGCAATGATCTCGGATCGATGAAAGCCGTGTTCAATGACGGTGTGCGGTCGTCCGTCGCAAATTTCCGCCGCATTTACGCCGGGTTGGCTTCGAAGTTTCCCGTTCTCCGCTTCCGATACACCTATGCGACCAAAGGGGCCTCCCCGCATCCCAACGTCCGGCGTAAAGCCGAAATCCTCGGAGAAAGACTGAAGGCGCTTTTCTCCCATGCAGATTTCTCGTTCGACTTCATCGGCGCGACAGAACTACTCGCCCAGGCGAGGCGTGAGCCTCCGGCCGCCCACAACCTGATCCTTTCGGAGAACCCCATCAGTTCTTCTGGAGACGTGGGTTACGTGGCCCTTGTGAAGCTCCGAGACTTCGACGCATTCATCAAGGACAGCGCTGGAAAGTTGCGGCGTAACCTATTTGAAGCGAACGTGCGCGACTACCAGGGATCGACCGCGGTGAATGACGAGATAGGGGCGTCTCTTAAGGCCAAGGACAACGAAGATTTCTGGTGGCTCAACAACGGGGTGACCATCGTTGCGGCGAAAGCGACTGTCAGCGCCAAGACTCTCACGCTGGAGGATCCGCAGATCGTCAACGGGCTGCAAACCTCGAACGAGATACACCACTATTTCAGAGACTCGAACACGGCCGGCGACGAACGGAACCTGCTCGTGCGGGTCATCGTCCCCACTAAGCCCGGGAGCCGCGATCGGGTCATCAAGGCCACCAATAGCCAGACCAGCATACCGCTGGCATCGCTGCGGGCGACCGACAAGATACATCGCGACATCGAGGAACACCTCCGTCCTTACGGCCTGTACTACGACAGGAGGAAAAACCTGCACAAGAACGCGGGAAGGCCGCTCGACCAGATAGTTGGCATTCCGCTCATGGCACAGGCGGTAATGTCGATCCTTCTGCAGAGGCCCGACGACGCCCGAGCTAGGCCGTCGTCTCTACTCAAGAAAGATGATGACTACTTGATGGTCTTCTCCACTTCGACCCCAATTGGCGCATATCGGGTGTGTGCAACCATCGTGAGAAAGGTAGACGCCTTCATGCGCTCGGGCGCCACGCTGGACTCACGGGAGAGGAACAACGTCCTGTTCTACGTTGCGATGCGCGTGGCCGCCATCGCCACGGGACATAGGGTACCAAATGCAGCCCAGGTGGCCACCATCAATCCTGCATCGGTTGATGATGACATCATCCGGGAAAGTCTTGCCGTGGTGACGATGATTTACGACGGCATGGGCGGAGGAGACCAGGTAGCAAAGGGTAGCCAGTTGGTCGGCGCCCTTAAGTCCGAAATCGAGACCGCGATTCCATAGAGGGGAATCCCGCCTTCCGTCTTGCCTTCAAGCACGGCATCCTAGGTATCGTGACCGATAGCCGGTAGATTTTGGTTAATCCGACATTCATCGGCACGTGAAACAACCACATAATCACCCCCATTTGGGGGATAAGACCCGTCAAACCGAAGTTATTTCTTCCAGTTTCTTGCGCAGCAACTTGGTCACCGCAAACGGCACGCTGCCATCTGGGTAGATCAGTTGCAGTCCTTGCGCTTGCCTGAAGTAGCCCATGACGTGGGGCAGGCTGTGGCCGGTAAGGTCGGCCAGCGCTGAAAAATCCACTTTCACGCAGGACCACAACGAGGCCATGTCGTTGTCCAAAGGCCATTCGTTATCAAGGTGCACCAGTTGCGGCCCCCAGCTCAGCACGTAGCGGCGCAGCGCCTTGTCGTCCAGCACAATCAGTGCGCGGTAGGGCTCAAAATTTTCCTTGTGGATTTCGAGCGCGGCTTCAAAGTAGCTCATGGATGGTTACATTCGAGCCGCATTGCGCGGATGCTGTCAGGCTGCGAGACGGGCCGGAACCTGACTGGTAATCTCGTTCGGCCGCATGGACAGCAGGCCTACGGTGTTTCCCGCATCGTCAAGAAACTCGATCTCGTAGGCGTGGTACGGCTTGAAATATTCGTCCACGATAACGCCCTTTGCACCCGCGCCAAGTCCCAATGCCGGGACCGGCACTGTGGTTTTGATTGTCTGGAACATATCAAACATTTTTGTTCCTCCTGGTGTCAATGAATGCGGTTGTCAAATCTGGAATCTCGCTACCAGGTCTGTAAATCCAGCCGGTGGTTACCACGGCCGAGCCTTTGGGTCCGGTGACCGGGACAAGTGCAGTGTAGCGTTGCCCATGGGCATCCTGCAAGGCCTTCACACCTGGCACAAAGGCAACCCCAGCTAACAGCTTTTGCCGCAACTCTTCAAAATTGCTCTTGTTGTACCCAAGCACAGACTCAAAAACCACAGCTTTGTTCCGTCCGCTTTCGCTCGTCATGTCGAGTGAGTACTTCAACAGCTTCTCTGGCCGAAGAGTGGCTTTTTCAAAGTTTTGAAGCGCGTCAGAATGTGATTGCATGGGCTTGGATGCTACCGCAGCCGCCTGCCGATCCAGACGTGTTTCAACTGCCTTGAGCGTGCTGCGAATCGACCCCTGACCCAGCAAACCCTGGTCAAAATACGTGGCCTTAGTCTTGCCCAGCACACCGTCACGCACATCCGCAGGCAAGCGGGCCATGGCCTGCATGGGGGTTTCCTTGCCCGCCTTGTCAGCCGCCGTGACCTCATCCGCAAACACCATCTCCACAAAGCTCAGCGTGTTCGGGTGCGCTGGCCACGGGCAACGCTTGGCATCGGGGTACACACCCCGGCCCAGGCCATACAGGTTCTGGCTGGCCAACAGGTCGCAAATGTCTGCCTTGGGGTGCCGTGGGCTCAGCAGAAACCTGAACCCCACAAACCCCGGCGTTTTCTCAGCGCCCGCCATGTAAGCCGTGCCATGCGCCCGGTTGATCTCGGTCCTGAAAACCCGGTCAGCCTTCCACACCTCGCCACCGTCGCCGGTCAGCACATCAGCCTGGCGCACCAGCGCCCCCGCTTTGCCACCGGCCATCCGCGCCCGCACGTCCAGCGGCACCGCCTCGCCGCTGTACATAAACTGGGCGCTGGCCTTGCTGGCATCCCACCCGGCCACCACAGCCCGGCCAATGGAGCGGGTCAGCGCCTCTTTGGCCCCTTGGTCCAGCCGCCAAACGCGGTCGCTCAGCTTCAGCCCGTCAGCCGCGGTAAAGCTCTGCACAAAGGTCACCGCTTCCTGGCTCACCGTCATGGCTGCGGCACTGGTCAGAGCCGCTTGGGCCACGCGGCCTGTGGCAGCCACACCGGGCAGGGTGTACGGCCGCACACCCAGGTCAGCGGCCTCGTTCAGCTTGTCCGCCAGCAGGGCATCACGGCGCTGGCCCAGCGCGTCCACGATGTCTTCAATCTGGCGCAGCAGGTCTTTCAACGCCGCTTGCGGCACCATGTCATTGGCATCCACCCGCGCCCGGATCGCTGCTTGCACCTCCAGGATGGCATCGCTGTAAATCTCCATCAGCGCATCCACGTTCTGCCCGTCAAGCTGCTGCATGGCGTTGCGCGCCTGGTGGCTAGCCCGCTTGATGGCGGCACGGGTGGCAGCGGTGTTCATGGCTCAACGCCCACGGCCACCACCGGGTGCACCTCGCCATAAACCCACAGCGCCACCGTGCCGCCTTCGGCCAGGACGGCCAAGTCCGCGGCGTCAGGCTTCCAGAACGAGACCATGGCGGGCTTGCCTTCCATCTGCACGCGGGTGATCGGCAGCGCCCCGCACGGCAGCTCTTTCTGGTCCCACCCGGGCGGCGCGCCAAGCACATGATTGTTGGATGGGTGTTGCGTGTAACGCATGTCAGTCCTTCACAAAGTGATCAGCCACCTTGTCCGGGTACCAGGCCCGCGCGGCACTGCCGTTGTAAGTCTTTGGGCAGGCCTCGATGTCGTGCTCCTTGCTGCCGCAGTAGCTGCAGTGCAGGTGCATTCGCGCCGAACTGCCATTCGCGGTGTTCGGACACAACCTCACCGTGTGGGTGTCTTTGCCGCAATAAGTGCACCGCATAGGGGAAGGTCAGCCAGTTGCCCATCACCTCCACAATCACCAGTGCACTTTTTGAGGCCTCGGGTGTTTCGCCGTGGCCGGTGTGGTCATACCCCAGGCCAATCAGGCCCCGGCGCTTGTAACGCTGGCCTGGCAGGGGTTCGGCCCGCTCCAGCCCGGCTTCAAGACCAAGGGCGCAAGCGCGGCGAATGTGCTCTTCCCAGATCCAGTTACGCGCCTTGATGTTCTTGCACAGGAACTGGCGTATGTATTCCTCGGGGCTCTGCTGCAGCTGCATGCTCTTGGCCCAGTCGGCATCCACCATGCCCATTTGCACGCCCAGGTGCACATTCACCGCCGGTAGCGCGTGGTATTCGCCGGTGTCAATCAGCCGCTGCAGCACGTCCGCGCCCTTGAACACCCCGCTGATGCGGATCGACGGCTTGAACTTTTTCTCGCGCGTGTCAACGCCCAGCCGCCGCGCCGCACCCAGCATGGGCAAAAAACGACTCAGCAGCCGGTCTTGTGGCATGTCGTCGGTCTCTTCCAGGCTGGCAATGGTGATGCTGTCACCGTCAATCTGACTCATGATGCCGTAGGCACTCGATTTGCTCAAATTGACAAATTGGTAACCCGTGTC